ATTCAAGTCACAGAACGCATCTACTTGGACACCATCACAGTTTGAAGACTTGATGTTCAAGATATACAGAGCAGACTTTACTCTACCTACATCTCTCGACCAGTCTAAGTTGATTCTAAACAACGCAACACTAGAAGAGAACAACGGTGGATTCTTAAGTGCTCTACCAAACGCTATTGCTACCACAGATAATCAGACATATATTGATGTATTCCATAGTAACCATGGTATGCAGTCATCACTCAACTACGTCGTCATGGATGGCGTTAAGTCTGAGGTAGGTGATACTACACTTAAAGTTGCTCTTGCTGCTTCAGGTGTGTCACAGATTACCTTGACTGAGGCATCTAACTTCCATATTTGTATTGGAGGCAACTCTAGTGAGGCAGCAGCATGCACCGCTAGTAACGTAGGTCCTGGCTCTAGTCAGGCGGGTGCTGTATCTGACACTAATCCTGGCTTCCTCAAGGTTGGTGATGAAATCATCGCATACGAGAACATCAATACTGGATCTCCTGATTGGGTTATTGATATTGTCGGACATAATGCGGGTTCAGTAAGTGGAAGAAATTGGGATCCAGTAACTAACTCAGGTGCTGCTACTGGTGAAGCTCATCTAATCAATGCGACTGTAGAATGCTATAACTTAGCTGGTATACCTCTCACAAAGATTAATGGTACACATCATACATCTACATTTGGTGGATTGACTACATTGAACAGTCCTCATAAGTATAGATTAAACATAACAGGGGTCAAAGCACATAAGACATTGACAGCGGGTGGTGACAACGTTACTATCTCACAGAATATACCATGGGATGTTCTTACTCCTTCAATACAGACTCAAGCACAACCAGGCACCAACATCAGTGCTAGGGCACTGGGTACTAGCGGTACATCCGCAGGACCTTTCCCAGCTGGTTATGTTTCTGAGACTTCATTTGTTAAAGACACCACATTTAGAGATGTCACACTCAATGACATCAATTACTTCCTTGCTACTAAGATCATTGCTTCCAAGCAAAATGAAATTAGTAACATGTCAGGTGGTAAATCACTAGACTTAGAGTTAAACTTCTTCTCTGATGTATCACACCTATCTCCTGTGGTAGACACACAACGTATGAGTGTCACAACTACCGCAAACCTCGTTAATAACGCTGATCCTACTACTGGGGTGGGCGATGAGAACGCTGCTATATACCTTACTAGACTCGCTAGATTGGATAACTCCTCTACTGGTGTCAAGGTGGCATTCGCAGCGAATACATTCGAGTTCTCTGAGATTCAGGTGATGTACAAGTTGGTACCTGTAGGTTATGCAGGTGACACAGATGACTTGAACTTTGAGTTCTTTAACACGGATGGTCGTCCCGATAGTGGCAAAATGGTTCCTCAAAATGACCCATTTATTTTCAATGATTTTGAATATACACTGGATGATGCTCCTGCTTATGATGGATTCCAACTTAAGATAGTCCTTAAGAACTACAATCAACCTTACATTCCACGAGTCAAAGACCTAAGAATCATTGCCTTAGCATAATGGAAGACTTTGAAAAAAGAGCTAGAGAAAGAGAAAGAGAGATCAACGAACGTAAAAATGTTGATCCGAGAGATGAAAAAGGTTTAATAAAAGTCGAAGATCATAATGACCTAGGAAGAGATCCAAAAAGCAATGCTATTGTTAATACGGATCGTGCTGCGTACGAGGCATATATCAAAGCCCGTGCTGAAGCTAGCAAGAAGCGTGATGAAGTTCTAGATCTCAAGGATGAGATTACAGAACTCAAGTCTATGCTTCAAGTTCTAGTGGAAAAAAGCGATAAATAACTCTGAGATAAATACTCTTTAGGGAAAATTTTATACCATGGCATCTGCGGTATCCAACTTACTCGTATATCAAGGTTCCGATTTCAATATTGACTTCACAGTTGAGAACGATAACGGGACAGAATTCGATATGACTGGGTATACTGTAGCTTCTATGATCAAGAAGCACTACACAAGTAGTTCTTCTGTCACAGTTACAGCAGCAGTCATGACACCCGTAACAGCGGGACGTGTACAACTTTCACTAAATGCAGTTCAGACGACAGCAATGAAGTCAGGACGGTATGTATATGATGTCGTAATAACTTCTCCCTCTGGTCTAAAGACGAGAGTGTTAGAAGGAACAGTAAGCGTACTTGAGGGAGTAACACTTTAATGGCAAGGTTAAGATTTGGAGATCAATCAATTCCAAGAGTAACCCGCGTCGCCACAGGCGGTGGGGGTGGAAACGTTGGTGCTTTAGCTGACGTTGACCTGACAGACACGAGTTCAGGTGGTTTACAAGATGGTAGTGTACTGGTATACAAGTCAAGTATATCCAAGTTCATACCGACAACAGTATTAAACAACATAACGATTAACGGGGGTACATTCTAATGGCATCAAAGCTACTGGTCAAAAGAAGTACGGGAACAGCAGCACCAGGTACCATTGAATTTGGTGAATTAGCTCTTACCGTAGGTGCGGGAACGCAAGCAAACCTAGGAGACAGAATATTTGTTGGAGACAACAACTCTGCTGCTCAGGTTGTAGGTGGTAAATATTTCACGGACATGTTGGATCAGGTACATGGTACACTGACCTCAGATTCAGCTGTCATCGTAGATAGTAATAGTAAAATAGATCAATGGTTGGTTGATGACGTACAGATTGATAGTAACGTAATCAACACAAGCACAACAGACGCAGACCTAATCATAGGTGCTAACGGAGCTGGTAAGGTCGTATTCCAAGATGGTCAAGAAGTAGAGTTCGGAACCACTGGTGACCTTGAGTTAGTCTGGGACGACTCTGACGGTGACTTACAAGTCAGAAGAGTGTCAGGTGGTAACGCAGCTGCTTCAGTTCTTATACAGGACGATATCCCCCTAAAGTTCGGTACAGGAAATGACGCACGTGTATATTATGATGAGACAACTACAGACAAACTAAGATGGGCTGGTGCTGATCAGCAGTATGACACAGGTGTTCAAGTAACATTTGCTGACACTACTACAGCGTCTAACTCCACAACTGCTGCTGTGATGGTATCAGGTGGTTTAGCAGTTGGTGCTAAAGCATGGATCAAAGACTTAAATGTTGATGACGACGTAACGATTGGTACTGCTAACACAGATACCATGACTGTTAACTCAACAGTTACCTTTGCTTCTGGAGTTGAGTTCCAAGGAACACAGACAATCAACGCTACTCAGAACATAACTGGAGAGTTGACTATCGACCAGTTAAAGTTCGATGCTAATAGAATCGAAACTACTTCTGGTACAGAGATGATCATCGACCCATTCCCAGCTGGTAATGACGCTGATGGTTTGGTTATTATTAAAGGTGACCTACAGATTGATGGTACAACAACCACAGTTAACAGTGCTTCAATGTCTGTTAACGATCCTACAATCGAGTTAGGAGATCCTACAACTTTATTAACATTGACTGCTTCTGCTACATCAGGTGCTACAGTTCTTACTGTGGACAGAGTGGTAGGACTTAACGTTGGTGATGATATCACTGGAACAAGTATAGCAAACTCAACTAACATTGCTTCTATTGACACAGGTGCTAAAACGATCACTCTAGATCAGGCAATCACTGGTAACATAGATAGTGGTGCAAGTATCACTGCTGTAAGAGATGCTAGTGACGGACTAGACAGAGGTGTTAAAGTTCACTACCACACAGGTAGTGCTGCCCAGTTTGGTTTCTTTGGTTATGATCGCACTGGAGGTGCTGATGGAGCTGGTGCTTGGACATTCATTGAGAATGCTACAGACACTGGTACAGTCTTCGGTGTAACAGGTAACCGTGGTACAGTCGTACTTGGTGACCTAGAACTAGATACTGACCTCGAAGTACAATATGGTGGTACAGGTATTTCAACCCTTACTCAATATGGTATTCCTTATGGTGACGGTACAAACCCAATACAAGTAACAGCTGCTGCTAACATGGCGACACCTGGTACAGGAACTGACGCAACAACTTCATTCCAAGTTCTAACAGTCACAGCAGGAGGCGTTCCTGTATGGTCTGACACCTTAGATGGAGGCGTTTTCTAACACTGAAAACTCATGAACGTAAACATTATTATTTCAACATTACAACGTAAAGTTTCTGAACTGACATTATCCAACATTATGCTTGAAGCGAAGATACTGGACTTACAAACCCAGTTAAATAGTATACAAGATCAATCATCAGAGAATGCTATAAATGGCAACGAGGATCAAACTAAAGAGTTCGATAACTCCCAACTCGACACCGACAACAAGTGATCTAGTCGATAAGGAAGTCGCGATTAATATCGCGGATAAAAAACTCTTTGTAAACAATTCAGGTTCTATCGTAGAGATAGGTAACGCGGCTCCAAACACCGCTAGTGTTACTGCGTCTATGCTTGCGTCTGATATTACTAATGGTCCTAGTAATCATCTATTCGTTGCTAAAACAGGTACAGACGCAGCTGCG